AGCGATTCAGCGTATTACTACCGAAGAAAGTGGTGCAGCAGGTTTCGCATCCCTTAAATTCTATGGTGGCGGTACATCTGCTGATGTGGTACTAGGTGGTGGTATTGGCGCACAAGAAAATACAAACTATATGTATCTCTTGAACACCAATTACATCTTCTTCCGCCCACACAAAGAGCGTAATTTCGTACCTATCGGTGGTGAGCGTCAAGCCATTAACCAAGATGCGATTGTAAAATTGTATGGATTTGCTGGCAATATGACGACAAGCAACGCACAGTTGCAGGGTCTTTTGACAACTTAATCAATTAACCTAAAAAAAGGAAATTATCATGGCTTATTCAGTTCTTCCTATTGCAGGAGTTGATTTAAACAATGTCACTCCTGACAGTTTTTCATACACAGCAGGCACTACTGCTATTGACATTCCAGCGTTTGCTCCCTTGGGAACACAAACTTTTGGAAATGATGGCTTGCGTTATGTGTTTGCACAAGCAGGTGTCGCTATTGCGGCATCAACCGCTACCTGTGTAATCAACGCTTCTACATTCCAAGTTACTTTGGGTGCAGGAACATACTTGGCAGGTGCTTCTATGGCATCAGGCGATTATGGTTGGTTCAGCAAGGCTAGTGTTTAATACACTTTTGTAGTAAAAACAAAGGGTTACTCTTAACGGGGTAGCCCTTTTTTCTTTTAACCCTAACCACTTAGGAGCATTACATGGCAATAGATAGCGATAACCAAGACGCAGATTCACGCTTGGCAGTTAAGTTTTACAAGCGAGCCGTTCAACTAGAACACGAATCAAGCGAAGCTGGCAGACCTATATTTAAAGACTTTGACTTTGTACGCATTATGGTCGCTGGGGATAACTTAACCGAAATTGACACCTACGCAAGGGATAGCCATAAACAACGCTTTCCAAAACAATGGCTTCAATATCAGGCAACCCAAGACTCCAGTAGCGATATGATGGGTACACCTTTAGAACAATGGACTTTGATTAGTCAATCCCAAGCCCAAGAGTTAAAAGGTATCAAGTTTTATACAGTCGAATCTATTGCTAATGCTTCAGATTACCAGTTACAGCGTATTGGAATGATTGCGGGTATGCAACCACATTCATTTAGGGAAAAGGCTAAAAGCTATTTAAATCTTGCTTCCGAAACCGCAGACGCTAGTAAACGGGATGAAGAAATTAATACGCTAAAGCAAGAACTTGCCAAAAAAGACGAGGAAAATGCTAAAATTAAGGCTGAAACTGATGCGAAGCTCGCCTTAATGCAAGAGCAAATGGCGGCTGTACTTGCGGCAGTTGGTGAAAAGAAACCTAAAACTCGTAAACCAAAAGTCGTAGAGGAAGTCTAATATGTCATCAACGATGCTCCAGCTTGTGCAACAGACTACTAGCGAGTTAAACCTTGCTATTCCTACCTATGTTGCTGGTAATACTAACCAAGATGTTCAACAGGTTTTAGCCCTTATGAATCGTCAAGGCTATGACTTGGTTAAAGAATATGATTGGCAAGGCTTACAGTTGGAGTATCGTTTCTATACCGATGCACAGACTTTTGTAGGTTCTACAGTTAGCAATGCAAGTTATAACATTATTGTTACTGGTGACGCTACCGCTTTGACTAGTAACTTTACTATTACAGGCACAGGAATTAATCAAGATACCTATGTGTCTAGCGTAACTTACAACTCAGGCACAGGTTTATCGACTATTGTTATGAGCCAGTTGGCTAGTGGGACATACACAAGCGTTACTTTTACCTTTTCACAGACTAAATACCCACTACCTAATGACTTTGAAACGATTACAGACAATACCCATTGGGATAAGACAAAACATTGGCAGATGCTTGGCCCTGAAGATGCTCAACAATGGCAATGGCTAAAGTCGGGTTATATCTCTACAGGCCCACGCATTAGGTGGCGTATTCTAGGCAATAAGTTCCAAATATGGCCACCATACAACACACAAGAATATTTGGGTTTTGAATACCGCTCAAAAGGGTGGGCTAGAAGTGCTGCTGATGCAGTCAAAAACAGCTTTACGGTTGATACCGACACAACCATATTTGACGATACAGTCTTGGTTTTAGGCACAAAACTTAAGTATTTCCAAATCAAAGGGTTTGATACAACCTCTTTGCAACAAGACTATTTCCGCTATTTGAATGTTGCTAAAGCCAACGACAAAGGTTCTGCTACTCTATCGTTTGCACCATACCCAAGCAAAGTGCTTATTGGATACGCTAACATTCCTGATTCAGGCTACGGAACATAATGGCAGTCGCACAGCAAAGAAGGGCAACGACAGCCTCTCTCCCAGCCCCTATTGGTGGTTGGAACGCTAGAGATTCGTTAGCCGCCATGAACCCGTTAGATGCGGTTCAAATGGTTAACTTCTTTCCTACGCCTACCGATGTCACTTTGCGTCAAGGCTATTCAAAATCGTCTATAGGCATTACGGGTGCGGTTTTATCCCTAATGAGCTATTCAAGCCCAACGACTACTAAGTTGTTTGCTGCTACCGCTACTATTATTTACGATGCCAGCACCTCTACGGCTACTTCTAGTCTTACAGGCAATACCGATGGCAAGTGGATACACGCCATGATTACGACTGCTGGCGGGTCATTTATGGCTGCTGTAAACGGTGTTGACCCTATGGTTGTTTATGATGGCACAAGATGGTCTAGGTCAGCTACAACAAGCACCGCACAGACTATCTCTACGATTACAAGGGGTGGCACAGGCAATTTGACCGCAACCCTAACAACTGCTGTAGCTCATGGATTAGTTACGGGTAATACCATAACAGTCGCAGGAGCAACCCCTGCCGAATTTAATGGAACTTATCGCATTACCGTAACGGGTGGAACGACCTTCACTTATACGATGGCTACTGCCCCTAGCGGTAATGCAACTGTTGTAGGTACTTATTCTGTGGTTTATTACATTACAGGTAAAAATAGTAATACATTTGCCTATGTAAACCTTTTTAAAGAACGACTTTATTTTGTAGAAAAGAATAGCCTTAGCTTTTGGTATTTGCCTGTAGATTCTATTAATGGGGCGGTTGCTGAATTTCCGCTTGGTGGCATCTTTAAACGAGGTGGCTACCTACAAGCAATGGGAACTTGGACTATTGATGCTGGTTACGGAGTCGATGACCTAGCTGTGTTTGTTAGTAGTAACGGAGAAGTCGCTGTTTACAAGGGTTCTGACCCAGCCGACCCTAATGATTGGGCATTAATTGGTCTTTGGAACATTGGACAGACTTTTGCCCGTAAATGCGTCTTTAAATATGGTGGTGACATCCTATTATTAACCCAAGATGGTCTAGTACCGCTATCGGCTGGCTTGCAGTCTACTCGTTTAGACCCTAGAGTTAACATTACTGACAAGATTTTCTACGCTATATCCCAAGCTGCCGACCTTTATTCAGGCAATTACGGGTGGCAAATCAACTATTTTGCCAAATTTAATATGCTTATCCTCAATGTCCCTGTAACTGGTGGAAATGAACAGTATGTAATGCACAATATTACAAAGTCTTGGGCTAGGTTTACCAATGTCCAAGCCTATGCTTGGGAAGCAAGCGGTCAGGATATGTATTTTGGTGGAGATGGCTTTGTTGGTAAGTTTTACGATACATATGCCGATGCAGGTACAAACATTACGGCTTCTGTACAGCAAGCCTATTCTTATTTTGACAGCCAAGGGCAACAAAAACGATTTACCATGGTACGCCCTATCCTACAGACTTTTAATGGTGTACCGACTGTTTTATGCGGTATTAGCACCGATTTTGAAACAGTTGACCTTACTAACCAAATATCCTTTAACCCTGCTCTTTTACAAATTGGAGAATGGGATATGGATAATTGGGATAACGCTAACTGGGGTGGCGGTCAATTAATTACTACAAAAGTATGGCAAGGTGTTACAGGCATAGGCTACGCTGGTTCTATTAGCCTTAATGTGGCAAGCCAAAATATTGAGTTTCATTGGGCATCAACCGATTATGTAATGGAGCGTGGGGGAGTTATTTGAGGACTGTTACGACTGAAAATCAACGCTATTTGGGGGAATGGCTAGTCAGAATCCTCAATTTCCCCTTACCTGAAACCACCCAATGTATAGGGCAGTTAAAAGATGGTAATTTGATAGCTGTAGCTGGTTATACCAATTTTATGCCAAAGGCTTGCGAAATCCATATTGGAAGCGTTGGCGAACATTGGGCAAGTAGAGATTTTTTGTGGGCGGCATTTGATTACCCCTTTAATAAACTAGGAGTTAGCGTTATACTAGGGCAAGTCTGTAAGGATAATGAAGATGCCTTAAGATTAAACCGACACCTTGGTTTTAAAGTGGTAGCCGATATACCTGATGCTCACATGAGTGGGGATTTGGTAATTATGGCAATGCGTAAAGAGGAGTGTCGGTTTCTCAACATCCGATGCTCTCTAAATAAAGGAGAATAGTATGGGTGGTGGTGGATTTTTAGGATTAGGGCCTGCTCCAAGCGCACCTGCTGCTCCTGATTATAGCGGTGCGGCACAAGCTACGGCTGCTGGGAACATTGAAGCTGCTCGTGTAGCAACTGCTGCCAATCGTGTTAATCAAGTAACGCCTTATGGCAGTCTTAAGTATGATATTACTGGTACTGACCCTTTTGGAAACCCTACTTATACCGCTACACAGTCGTTAAGCCCTTCACAACAACAAATTTTTGATTATCAAAACTTAGCTAGTATTGGTTTAGGCAGACTTGCAGGTCAAGGTTTAGGCTATGTTGAGAATATGTTGGCAAGCCCGTTTGATACAAGCAAATTGCCATCAACAGGGTTTAATCCTAGTCAGACATACCAAGATGCTTATATGCAACGGCTTGCCCCACAGTTACAACAAGGGCGGGAACAACTACATCAACGATTAGCAAATCAAGGTATTGACATTGGTTCTGAAGCCTATGACCGAGCTATGATGCAACAAGCCCAGCGTGAGAACGACCTATTGCTAGGGGCTACAACTCAAGGATTTGATGTTGGAAATCGTGCAAGAGCAGCAGCTTTTGGAGAATTAGCATATCAAAGAAATGAACCAATTAATACTTTATCTGCGGTTCGTACAGGTTCACAAGTACAAGGCCCACAATTTGTTAATTCGTTTAACCAAGCAACAACTCAAGGTGCTGACTTACTAGGTGCATCACAGATGGGATACAACGCCCAAATGGGTGACTTTAACGCTAAACAAGCAGCCCAAGCTAACCTTAATGCAGGTTTATATGGTCTAGCTGGTGCTGGAATAGGAAGATATGGTTAAAGAAAACATTAAACCTATAGGCGTAATGGCTAACGGGTTAACTCTTTATAGCTTTGAATACAAAGATGAGGTTAAATTTAACCCATTAACGAGCAATAATATCCATGTTGGAATAATGGCTGGCGAAGTAGAGCAATTATTCCCTTATGCAGTTAGAACCCTCGATGACGGCTATAAAGTCGTAGATTACGGACTATTACCATGAATATGTACAACCCTTACATTCAACAGATGGCTCAACCACAAGATTTAGGTGGGTTAGCTCCGTATTATCAAAATATTGGGGCGCAACAAGCTATGCAAAATATGGCTATGCAACAAGCTCAAGGATTAACTCAGCAAGCAGGGCAAACATCTCAAGGTGGTATGAACCCAATGATGATGGCTCAAATGTTGCGTAAACAAAACCAAAAACCTGCACCTGTAACGGACTATAGCCAGCCAATGCCACAATATTTAGACCCAGCATATATGCAAGCAGGATATTAATATGGCTCAACCAATGCTTAATTTAGGTGGTGATTTAAGCCCCGAACAACAGATTCAACAGCAACAAATTGCTCGCCAACAGAGAATGGCAGAGCTATTAATGCAACAAGGTCAACAAATGCCACAAGGACAGATGGTAAGTGGGCGTTATGTTGCTCCTAGCTTTTTCCAATATGCTGCACCTTTATTGCAAGGCTATTTAGGTAAAAAAGAATTAGAAAAGGTTGAACAACGCCAATTAGATTTAGCTAAAGAGTTAAGAGCTAACGAAATGTCTGCAATGACTGACTATATGCAACAGAAACAAGGCAGACCTGAAATTGCTGAACAAGTAACTGAAATGGCTGGGCCATACACAGGTAATGTACCTATGCCTACAGCTACTATTGCTGGACAATCAGCTATAACAGCTAACCCACAAGCAGCATTAGCAAATCTTTTAGCAAATCCAAAAGCTACGCAAGCACAAAGACAGTTTGCTTTCCAAAAAATGAATGAAGGCCCAATAAAAGTAGGTATAGAAGATACCTTAATTGACCCAAGGACTATGAAACCTGTATTTACTGGTGCTGGAAAGCCTCGTGCGCCATTACAAATAGATACTGGTACGGCTATTGAATTGCGTGACCCTGCCAATCCAACCGTAGTATTGCAAACTATTCCTAAATCACAAATGCCTACTGCTGGACAAGTAGTTGAGCGTGAAGATGGCACTTTCTTGGTGGATACTCGTACAGGTCAAGCTAGACCAGTAATGGGTGTTGGTGGACAGCAGTTGCAAGGAAAGCCAAGAACATTGCCTGAAGGATTAAATAAACAAGTAACTGGTGCTGTAAATCTTACAGATGCAATAGCTGATTATCAAAGTAAAATTAAAGGTTTTGGATTTAAAGATTTTGCCAATCCTGATAAACGAGCAGAAATGGGTAATCTTTATAACAATATGATGTTGCAAGCTAAAGAAGCATATAACTTAGGCGTATTAAACGGCCCTGATTATGATATTTTGCAAAGAATTGTAAAAGACCCAACTAATGTTGGTTCTTTAGCATTTAGCAATACCGCATTAAGCAATCAAGCTGATAGTTTAAGAAAAACATCATCTGATATTGTTAAAAATGCTTATTTGTCACAAGGGCGTGAAGTACCTGCTGATATTGCTGCTAAATTTGTTAAAAAAGAAGAACCTAAAACAGAACAAAAAGGACAGCCTAAAGCAACTGAAGCTGTTGCTAGAGCCATGTTAAATGGC